TGCTTTGCTAATTCAATGCTGTTCATGTGTTATTCCTTTTGGTTTTTGAAATGCCAAGTCAAATGTTATTTGTAAGCTGTTGCAAACATCGTAGTCCAAAAGCATTTGCTCTTCAGTTTTGCCGTGACAATGAACGCGAAACAATCTGCCAATGTAAGTAGGGCTATACATAGACTCAACTTTATCCACAGGCTTATTGCACACAGCGCAAACCGGTAACGCTTCATTAAGGTTATATAGTGCTACATCGTTCATCACTTCCCCCATACCCAAAAAGCCAGCAGCGTTACTGCTGCGGTCACAGTTATAAAAGCAATCAATCCTTTAACGCTGCCCACTGTCTCAGCATAGGGGTCAGTGTCAACCCTGCTGCGCTCAATGTACGCCTGGTTAGCTGCATCAATTCGTTGTTTCCTGACGGGGCAATCGCGGCCTTGTTCGCATTTGTATTCGCAGCAAGTCATTTGTCACTCTCCTTAATCATTGCGTCTGCCACTTCGAAAGCGGCTGATGGCATTTGACTCAATGGGCCTAAAGTACACCCAGGGTTTGACAGCATTGCTTGCATAGCCTTTACCGCAATGTAAACACGCAAGGTCATACCTACATCACTGCTGTTTGCGCCGTTGGCTTCTGTGTGTGGAAACGCTGGCCCACCTGTGTTTGTATTCATACCGACCACCATGCAACCAGTAGCGCAGCCATGCCAGCGCCGATAGCAAAGGCCAGGACATATCCGCCGATTACGCTAAGTCGTGACTTTTTGTAACTGACGCTATATGCGCCGGTTGTCCAGGTTGCCTCACTCATCATGCGAGGCGTTTGTGTGTAACTTGGTTTCATTAATTCTCTCCTTTGGGTTACGTTTCAACATATTCATCAACAACTTTTGCCCAGTTTTTGTCTACAGGAATGGGCGACACCCAACGCCCGTTTACAAACCGTTGGCTGCGGATGTACTTACCAAACCGAGCGTCATGTACTGGGTCTGGAAGACGGGGCACAATCACCGGCTCTGGCGGGTACTCAAACACCTTGCCGTTGTTCCACTCGTCGGCTAGGCTTTTTGCCTCGGCTTCAAGGGCAAACACATGGCCTGGGCGGTCAGTGAACGTAAGGACGTTTAGCCCGTTCTTGTTCTTGACGCCCCACCATCCATTGGGGCCAACGGCTTCGGCCTTATAAGGGCCAAAGGCAAAGTATTTAGCTGGTTGCGCTGTCATCAGTCTTCTCCATTTTTAAAAAGTCCATCAAATGCCCGTTCCACATCATTTTTTCAACGGGTACGTCATACGGCGTGGTAAAAATCTTTTCTTTATGCCGCCATGTTCGTTTCACATTTGAAATGTCGTACTGAGGTATGGCATACCCTGCGTCATACATTTCTTGTGAAGATTTCATGGTTTCCTTCCTTCTTTTAAAATTTCCAACCGTTCCCGATTGGCTCTAAGTGTGCAATAACGCTGGTGTATGCGTTCCAACATTGACACGCGCTTGTATTGGTTGCGTTCTTCATTAAGCAAAGCCAATAGTTCGGCTTCGCTGTAATTGGGCAACTCACTCTGAAATTTTCGCCAAGTCAGCAATTTTTTTCTCCAGTTCGGCAATCCTTGCAGTTACCTTGTTGTAAGCCCGTGACGCACTGTTGTTTGTACGGGTTCGTATAGCTAGTTCCGCTTGCGCGGCTCTTAGCTTGGCTTTGAGTTGGGTTAATTTTTTGTTCATGTGCTAAAGTTTATCACACTTTTTAAGTTAATGGGAATTTCTTTTCAAAATCATTGCCGCCGCTGTGCCAGGGTCAATGACTATCCAGCCGTTTTCATGGGGCTCTATGATTTCTAACTTTATCAACGGCTCAATGAACGAGCCGCTAACCAAGTCTGGTTTCACTGCATTGGTAATGCGCTTGGCTGCGGTGCCCTGCAACCCGTTCGTGTTGCCATAGTCCACTAAGGCCGATCTAGTTAGGTACGGTGCGCCGCCTCGATCTTCTGCGCCAGTGGCAAACCATGCTTTTTCAAACGATACAAAACCAGTGCTTGTTTTCTTGTTGCTTTCCGGCACTTGGCCTTTAACCACTACTGCGCTGGAAACGGCTTCTCCATCTTCATCAAACCAGCCAGGGATTGCCACCGATTCCAAATCAACATAGACCGGTGCAGCCATCTCAGCATCCTTGCTCTTGCGCTGCACAATCTCAATGGACTTGTCGCCCTTGGCGGGTATGACGCTGATCTCAATGTCTAAGGCGCCACGCCATGCGCTAGAGCCTCGGGCACGATGTTGGGCCTCTTCTGATACGCCAGTGTGATGCACCAGAATGACGGTGCAGCCAAACTCTTCCATGAGCGCAGCGCAGGCATCTAGCATGGTCTTGGCGTCCTGTGCGCTGTTTTCATCACCGGCCATGAATCGGTGCAGGGTGTCCACGGTAATCACACTTGGTTTTATCTTGAGCGCCCTGACCGCTTCCAAAACCTTCAAATATCCTTCGGGGGTGTTGAGGTCTACACCTGACTTGCTGACCCACATATTTAGGTTAGTGACTTTGTTGTGGTGCTTCCATGCTGCAATCCTGCTTCGCAATCCGTGGTGTCCTTCACCGGCCAAATACACCATGTTGCCTGCCCTAACCTTGTGGCCGAACCAGCTTGCTTTTCCACTGGCAATGTGCAACATCCAATCCAAGGTCACAAAGGTTTTTCCACCACCGCTAGGCCCATGCACCATCACCAATGCCTTGTCCTGTATCCAGTGCTTCACAAGCCACGATATAGGCGCAGGCTGCTCCGAAAACCCATCAGCATGGATAAGGTAGTCCGTTGCCACTTGAGGCTTTAAAAGCAGTGCTAAGTCGTGCCCTGCTTGAACGTAGTCATTAGCGTCACCTTCAATTGGCGGTGTTGTCATGCGTACCCCAAACTTTGCGCTGGCTTGCTCTGCGTAGCGCTGGCCTACACCACTAACGTCATTGTCGGCAACAATGCAAATGTCCAGTGCTGGATGCGCTGCTTTTAAAATCCCCGTCACCGGCACTAGGTTGCTTGCGCTGTACGCTACCGCGCAAGGCTGACCCGTCACCTCAACTATGGTGGCCGCTGTTGCAAAGCCTTCGGCAATGTAGAGAGTGCTGGCGTCATCCATGCTTCCAACCAACCAATACATTGAGCCGGTCTGCCCACCTGGGTGGTATTTCTTGTCACCGTCACCGGCAATGTATTGGATGCTGGACAACTCACCATCCGAGTTATACAGAGGCACCATCAAACGCCCATCACCCGTAATTCGTGCGCCATTTGGCTGTATGCCCTTGCGCTGTAGGTAGGGATGCTCTGGGCTTGCGGCCCCTGCTTGCGACCAGATTAAATCCACGGTGTTAGCGGCCACTTCGCGGGTCTTGGCTTGCTCTGCATCACGCTGCGCTTTGGCCTCTGAAAGCCTGCGGGACTGCGCCATTTCCTCGGCTACCGTCAGGCTGCGCCCTATGTCTGCCTTCCAAGTAAGTTCTACACCAGAGCGCCAGCAACCAAAGCGCCCTGCCGGTACGCCATCATTAAAGGCTATGTACCAACCTGGCTTGTCGTGGCCCTTTTCGCCCTTGGTGCCACTGTTAAAGCGGTGGACTTTACCGTCTAGGTGTATGGCCTCCGGTGGCTTTAGACCTGCGCCAAGCATGGCGTCTTTTAGCTGATCCTCTGGTGATTCAATGTGTTTTTGTGCCGGTGGCGACCAAGGGCCACCGAGGATATTTGCGAGGTCTGCCATTTATTTTTTATCCTTTGTTAAAAAGTTGTTGACACTGTACCATGAAACTGTGCTAAGATTCAACCACGCTTCGAACTGAGTCCAGACGGAAGCGCAAACAGAAGGAGAAAGCCACATGGCTATATCGTTAAAGCGCACCAGCGGCCTTAGTGCCAACGGTGTTAAGTTGCTTGTCTACGGACAGGCCGGTGCGGGTAAGACAAGTCTGATTAAGACATTGCCAAGCCCCGTAGTTCTGTCCGCCGAAGGTGGATTATTGTCCATTCAGGACGCTGATCTGCCTTACATTGAAATCGCCTCAATGGACGACTTGCGCGAGGCTTACAGTTGGGTGCTGGAGTCTGAGTACAAGAGCGTAGCGCTGGACAGCATCAGCGAGATTGCTGAAGTCTGCCTGAACCACGAGAAGAAGGTCAACAAAGACCCACGCGCTGCTTATGGCGCTATGCAGGAGCAAATGGCCGACATCATCCGCGCATTCCGCGACATTCCTGGTCGCCATGTTCTGATGACTGCCAAACTGGAGAAAACCCAAGACGAGATGGGGCGAGTACTGTATAGCCCATCAATGCCTGGAAACAAGACCGGCCAAGCCTTGCCGTACTTCTTTGATGAAGTGTTGGCGCTGCGGGTGGAGAAGGATGCCGAGGGCAATACCCAACGTGCGCTTATGTGCGATAGCGATGGACTGTGGCTTGCCAAAGACCGTAGCGGAAAACTAAGCGCATGGGAAGCGCCTGACTTAGGCGAGATTATTGCCAAGATTGGCGGTGCATCATGAAAATCAAAACCACCATTTACGTCTACTACCAAAAGTACGATTGGGAAGACAAGGGCAGTTACCAAGTTTTTTCATTTAAGGCGAATTATGTAGATAGCACCTTTGTCTGTGAGCAAGAGGTCGAAATAGAAGTGCCGGACAACTACGACCCAACGCCCCAAAAGATTGCCGCGCTAGAGGCTGAGAAAGCAAAGGCAATGTCCGACTTCAATGAAACGGTAATGAAGATCAACGCCCAAATTAGCAAGTTACAAGCCTTGGAGTACACACCATGAACATCAAAACGTCTTTTGTTTACCCGCCGATTCCTGTGCGCAACTTTGACTGGGAGGCTTATATTGATGGCTACGAGCCTGGCGACGCGCTGGGCCACGGCGCCACTGAAGAAGAGGCCATTGCCGATCTTTTGGAAAAGGTGACAGCATGAGCCTTTTTCAACAATGGCTTGACGCCAAAAAAGCTGAAACCAAAGCCGTAGCTGACCGACGCGATATTGAAGATCAGTTAGCTATCTACTTTGGTATTCCCAAAGACCTTGACGGCACCATGAAACAGGAGGAAAACGGCTTTGTAATCAAGATGGAAGGCCGAATCAATAAAAAGATTGACGCCGACAAACTGCAAGTGCTGGCCGCTGAAGCTGGTCTTTCTGAACACTTATCCAGCCTCTTTCGCTGGAAACCCGAGATCAATGCAAAGGCATGGGGTGCTGCGGCTGACGCTGTAACCCAGCCCTTGCTTGGTGCAATTACGTCCACACCTGGACGTCCCACTTTTACTATCACTAAGGATTAATATCATGGCTTTTTTAGACGAAGAATTTAGCGTAGACACGCTGCCCGTAGGCAACAACAACTTTGAACCACTGCCCGAGGGTTGGTACAACGCCACCATTACGGGCGCTGAAATTAAGCCTACCAAAGCAGGTGACGGACAGTACATCGCGGTCAAGTACGCCATTACCGGCCCAAGTCACCAAGGTCGCGTGGTGTTCGGAAACCTGAACATCAAGAACGCCAGCACCAAAGCCGAAGAGATCGGACGCCAGCAGCTTGGCGAGATCATGCGGGCTATTGGCTTGGGCAAAGTGTCGGACACCGACCAACTGATTGGCGGCAACTTGGGCATTAAATTGTCGGTGCGCACTGGCGAGTATGCCGGTAACGAAATTAAAGCGTTTCGGGCGCTGGGCGGTGCTGCACCGGCTGCCGCTGTACCGTTCAAGTCTGTAGCGCCTAGCACTACACCTGCCAAGGCTGCGCCACCTTGGGCTAAGAAGTAAGCAAAAAAAGACCCCGCTAATTAAAGCGGGGTCAATACCCAAGGAGAACACACATGAAAATACCAGAACCCGAGATTACCATAACTTCCCTGATTGACCAAGCCCATGAAGCACGGTTAGAAAAGCCACGGGCGCACATGGGGTGTTCTATGCTAGGCCACCACTGCGAACGCTGGCTGTGGCTGTCGTTTCGCTGGGCAGTGCAAGAACAATTCAAAGGCCGCATCCTGCGCCTGTTTCGCCGTGGCAACAATGAGGAAGCCACCATTGTTAGCGACCTGCGGGCCATTGGCATGACAATATCAGGCACCCAGCGACGGGTTGACTTTGGGAGCCACGTCAGGGGCAGCTTGGACGGTATCGGCAAAGG